GAACTAGATGGTCATCTAAATTATGTACAGCGTAAATAAATTATTAGTCGTACCAGGCAAAAGCGACACTACCCTCCCCCTGGCCCAAACCTATAGCGTGGGGGTCTCACAAAAATATTTCCCATTTTTTCATAAAGGAGTTTTAGATGGATAAAGAAACATTAGACTTAGTTCAAGCTAAGAATTACACCGACAAGGAAGGCAATGAGAAGACCCAGTGGATTAAGGTAGGCAAGCTGTTTACCAAGATGGGTGTTCCGAGTTCTATGAAATTAGATTGTTATCCTATACCTGATGACAAGGGTGAAGTATGGCTAAAGATATTTCCAAAAGATTATAAGGCTGTAGACCAGGCTAATGGTTTTGATAGTAGTAATGCAACCCTGGAGAGTGATATTGACTTCTAAGAGTAGAGTTATTCCCAAGATGAATAGTCTTGGTGGTGTAAGAGATATCAAGAAAAAGTTAAGAGGATCAGATGTTATATTTGAAAATAGGGAGAAGCTTGCAGAAGCTCTACTATCGATTAGTCAGGCAAAAGTTACTGATGTTGTGGATTGGGATGATCAAGGCAAGGTTACTATTAAGAATATGGATGAAATACCGGAGCATGCACTACAATCCATTAAGAAGATTAAAGCGAGACCAGTGGGTGATAATTACGAAGTCGAAATCGAAATGATTGATAAAGTAAGAGTTCTGCAAATGCTGGCTAAGAGTGCTGGTATTTTGGATAAGGAACATGAAAGTGAGAAGCCGAGTGTCATAGAAGTTAACATGGTTGGACCTAATGACAAAACTTAATGCTATTCCCATATCATTGAAAGATAGTAATGAATATATTGAAAACTTTCATAGACATAACAAACCAGTACAAGGCAGTAAATTTTCTATTGGTTGTATTTACCAGGATAAATTAGTTGGAGTTTGTATTGTTGGTAGACCTATATCAAGATTCAAAGATGATGGAGTTACAGCCGAAGTTACAAGAACTTGTGTATTTGATGATGCTCCAAAGGGTGTAAATAGTTTTTTATATGCCAGGGCTTGGAGAGCTTGGAAGGCTATGGGTGGCAAAAGAATAATCACATATACCCTTCAGTCTGAAAGTGGTGCATCTCTTAGAGGGGCTGGCTGGAAAGTATTACATGAAGTTGAGATAAATAATAATCAAGGCTGGTTATCAAGAGATAACAGAAAATTACAAGACGTTTCAAAACAACCTAAATTTTGCTGGATGTATGCATAATGGAAAAACCTGATAAATTAAATTTAGATTTTAGCACCTCACCTACAGTGTGGAAGTTCTTAAAGGATGATAGCTTTGTTAGAGGATTGATTGGTCCGGTGGGGTCAGGTAAGTCCTATGCTAGTTGTGCTGAGGTGTTTAAAAGGGCTGTACAGCAAAAGCCGTCACCCAGGGATGGTGTAAGATATTCTAGGTTTGTTGTTGTAAGAAACAGTTATCCTATGCTCAAAACGACTACGATAAAAACCTGGCTGGAATTATTCCCTGAGAATATTTGGGGTAATTTGCATTGGTCTCCACCGATCAAACATCATCTAAAACTGCCGGCTAGAGGTAATGCATCCGGTATAGATTGTGAAGTAATATTTCTTGCATTAGATCAACCCAAGGACCAACGTAAATTGCTTTCTATGGAACTTACTGGGGCATTTGTAAATGAAGCACGAGAGCTTCCAAAAGCTGTTATTGATGGGTTGTCTCATAGGGTAGGAAGATATCCTTCTATGGCCGATGGTGGGTGTACCTGGCGAGGTATATGGATGGATAGCAACCCATGTGACGATGATCACTGGCTGTATAAGGTTGCTGAAAAAGAAAGGCCTAAAGGTAAGTTTGCCTGGCATTTTTACCGGCAACCAGGTGGAGTGCTTGAAGTGCCATTGAAAGATGTTCCAAAAGAAATACCGGAAGCCCAGGGATATATATCGGCTGGTGGTAAATGGTTTAAAACTAATCCTAAAGCTGAGAACTTACATAATCTGCCGGATGGATATTATGATCAGTTGCTAGGTGGTAAGAATCTAGATTGGGTAAGATGTTATGCTGAAGGCAAGTATACTTATGTCCAGGAAGGCAGACCAGTATGGCCTGAATATGATGACAGCACTATGTCGGCTGATCTTGTCGTTGATGAGAATATACCAGTGCAAGTTGGATTAGACTTTGGATTGACACCCTCGGCAGTCTTTGCTCAGAAAATGCCTAATGGAGCTTGGCATGTACTGCATGAAGTTGTCACTTTCGATATGGGCCTGGATAGATTTGTAAATATTTTAAAATCAGAAATGGCTATCAGGTTTCCCAATAATGAATTTATGGTTTGGGGTGATCCGGCTGGTGCTTCAAGAGAAGGTATCTATGAGCAGACATCTTTTGATTTTTTAAAGACCAATGGCATATTAGCCAGGCCGACTGCCACTAATGATTTCAAAGTTAGAAGAGAAGCTGTGGCCATGCCCATGAATAGATTGATACAAGGCAAGCCTGGGTTTTTGGTAAATAGAAAATGTCTTAGACTTAGAAAATCTTTAGCTGGTGGTTATCACTTTACCAGGGTAGCTGTAGGGGCTGGCCAGGAACGCTACAAAGATAGGCCGAATAAAAACGAACACAGTCATGTTGGAGACAGTGTTGGCTATTGTCTGCTTGGTGGTGGTGAAATGAGAAGAATGACTAGAGGAACAAGAACTTTTACTCAGCCCATAGTAGCCCAAACAGATTTTAACGTATTTGCATGAGGTGATTTATGTTTACATCAGATGAGATTATGGATGTCATGGGTGTCGATGGTATGAAACATAGGATAGTACCCTTTCATCAAAGACATATCCACATGGCTAACTTTAGATCATTTGAACAAGAACTCATTGATGGTTTTGGAAGGCCACATATATCCGATTATGGTGTCGAAGGATTATCATTTACAGCTATTAGAAATTCTAAAGTAATTGTTATATGGGGATTGTATCCTCTATGGAAGGGAGTAGCTGAAGCCTGGATGCTTCCAACACATGATCTTGAAGAAAGTAAAATGATTTTTCATAAAGGAACATTGAAGTTTTTTGAGTATGCAACCGAGAAATTAAAGCTTCATAGGCTTCAAACCTATGTCTGTTCGACAAATTACCGAGCAATTAAGTGGATGGAAATGTGTTACTTTGATCGTGAGGGTTTATTAAAAAGATATGGCCCTGATATCAAAGACTATTATGTTTATGGGAGATTGTTTTAATGGGTGGTTTATTCGGAGGATCAAAACCTCCTCCAGGTCCAAGTCCTGAAGAGATTGCAGATCAGGAGGAAAGAGAAGAAAGAGCCGAAAGGCGAGAAACTGAAGAAAAAAGAAAGATAGCTTCCAGGCAAATCTCTAGAAGTAAGCGTAACAAGATGCTTATGTCAGGTGATGCAACCGGTGTTGAAGCACCCAAAAGAACATTAGGGCCAGGTAGAAATCCAAGGGCATGAGATCATATCCTCGTAATCCTAAGAAGTTTGAAAAAGGGTTACCTATCTGCCCTATCTGCAAAATTGCTATGGCCAAGGTAGAAGAGGATGATGAAGTAAAGTTTGTATGTCCGGCATGTAAAGGCCGTTCCGATGGTAGCTAAAAAATTTCAGAACCCTGAAGGTGGATTGAATGAAGCTGGCAGAAAACATTTTAAAAAAACCGAAGGATCAAATCTCAAAAGACCACAGAAAACCGGAACAGATGGCAGACGAGTATCTTTTGCTTCTAGGTTTGGTGGGATGAAAGGTCCTGAAAAAGATGAAAAAGGAAGGCCAACAAGATTAAAATTAGCTCTCAAAGCGTGGGGTTTTGGAAGTAAAGAGAGTGCTAGAAACTTTGCAAATAGGCATAAAAAGACATGACAAAATTAAATCCAAAAGACCTCAAAAAAAGATATGAAAATGCTGAACGTCAAAAAGCTCACTGGCGATCAATATACGAAGATGCCTACCGATATGCCCTACCGGATAGAAATTTATACGATGGATATTATGAAGGCAATGTGCCAGGGCAAGATAAGATGTCCAAGGTTTTTGACTCCACTGCCATGCAATCGACACAGAAGTTTGCTAATAGAATACAATCCGGTCTATTTCCTCCCCAGCAATCTTGGTGTCGGTTGCAACCAGGTGATCAAATACCTGAAGAAAGACAAATAGAAGTACAGCAAATACTAGATAGATATTCAGGGCAAATGTTCTCAGTTATGAGACAATCAAAGTTTGACCTGGCTATTGGTGAGTTTCTACAAGAACTGGCTATTGGAACGGCTGTCTTACTAATTCAGCCTGGTAATGATGTAGAGCCAATAAGATATAGTTGTATCCCAACCTTTTTAATCTCATTTGATGAAGGTCCTAATGGCAGTGTCGAAAGAGTTTATAGACGTATGAAAAGACCTTTTGAGGTTTTGGACCAGGAGTTTCCGGATATAAAAATACCACCTTCAATGGTTAGTCGATATAGAGAAGACCCAACTGAAATGGTTGAATTGATTGAAGGCACATATTACGATAAAACTACCGGCAACATTCACTATCAGATTATATCCGACAATGGTGAAGATGAATTAGTTTATCGAGAACTTAAAAGTTTTCCCTGGGTTATTTCAAGATACAGCAAGACAGCCGGTGAAAGATATGGAAGAGGTCCGGTATTGCTGGCCTTGCCTGATATTAAATCACTAAATGTTACAAAACAATTAGCCCTGAAGAATGCGAGTTTATCTATTGGTGGTGTCTTTACAGCTAGTGATGATGGTGTTTTAAATCCAAATACTGTTCGTATAGTTCCAGGAGCTATCATACCAGTGGCTAGAAATGGTGGCCCTCAAGGTGAAAGTCTGAAGCCCCTACCGAGATCAGGTGACGTTCAGCTAACCCAGTTTACCAGCAATGATCTTATTTCATCTATCAAGACAATCATGCTGGATGAAAGTCTGCCACCGGATAATATGTCAGCCAGGTCAGCAACTGAGATACAAGAAAGAATGAAACAGTTATCTCAAAACTTAGGATCAGCTTTTGGCAGATTAATATCTGAGACCATGTATCCGATTGTTAGACGAACATTAGAACTTATGAACGAGCTTGGTATGATAGAACTGCCGTTGAAGGTCAATGGTTTGCAAGTCAAGATTAGTCCGACTGCTCCTCTTGCTATGGCTCAGAATATGGAGAAAGTTCAAGAAGTTTTAAATTATATGCAGATACTGCAAGGCCTTGGACCACAAGGCCAGTTATTTATGAACCAGGATAAGGCTATGGATTTTATAGCTGACAATCTTGGCATACCGGCAAGTTTAAGAACGACACCGGAAGAAAGACAAGCATTGTTACAACAAGCCCAGCAAATGGCACAAATGGCACAACAACAAGGAATGATGAATGGACCAGGACCAGGCACAGAAGATCAGATACCTGAACAGCAATAGTGGCTGGGAAGGCATTGATGATCCACAAATGGTTTTTAAGAATGAGCCTAGTGAGATCGATAAAGCTTACATGAGAGTATTTACATCGGAAGAAGGTCAAAAGGTTTTAGATCATTTACGATCTATTACTATTGATCAACCAGCCTGGACACCAGGAACTGAGCCTTCTTATGGATATTCTAGAGAGGGGCAAAACTCGATTGTAAGAGAAATTATTCAACGTATGAGGAGATGCAGTAATGAATGATGAAAAAGACGTAGCCCAGGAAGAACAACAATCTTCAGGTCTAATGGCCGAAGAAGCTGGGAATATAGAAAGCGAGGTAGCCAATGAAGAAGAAGGAATCTCTCACATCCAAAATGAAGAAACTGGAGCAGAGGCAGAACTTGCAGAAGGCGAAGTCTATGAAAGGCCTGACTGGTTTCCGGAAAAGTTTTGGGATGAAACAGATGGTCCAAACATTGAAAACATGGCTAAAAGCATTAGTCACCTGGAAAAGAAACTAGGCGAGACAGCCCCTGATAAGTATGATTTATCTGAAATTTCTGTTGATCCTGATGATGCAGTTATCCAGGCCGTCTTGGAGTTTGGTAAAGAAAAACAATTATCTAATAAATCTATTACTGGTTTGATCAATAAGGTTATAGATATTACTGGTGGTATAGAGAAAGAAGAAGAAATAAATACATCTCAAGAAAAAGAAAAGCTTGGTGTTAATGCTACTGAAATAATTCAGTCTAATATTAACTGGAGTAAAAAACTTGTTGCAGATGGTGTCTTAACTCAAACTGATTACCAGGAGTTAGAGGTCCTGGGTGGTACTGCCGAAGGTCAAAGAGTGATGCAAAAACTTAGAGGTCTTATCAATGGCAAGCAAGAGATACCAACTGTATCATTACCTGGTGATATGCCTGATAAAACTGAACTCCAGGCTATGGTAGCTGATCCTAAATATCAATCTGATCCGGTTTATAGAAAGAAAGTTGAGCGAGCTTTTGAACAAGCTTATGGTTAAATTTATTGTATAAGAACTAGATATGTATTCTAGGGTTTACAAACTACTATATCTTGGTGTATCGTCTAATTAGATCGATAACTCTCGTCAGCCGATCATGCTTTAGTAAAGAGTTTAGGTCGGATTTTCCGGTAACCAAAACGATGTAATAATTTAACTATGGAGAAGTCTTAATGGCTACAACTTTAAGTCCAGCGTTTGTAACGCTGTTTGAAGCTGAGGTTCATCAAGCTTATCAGGCATCTGCCACTCTAAGAAATGTTGCTCGTATGAGAACTGGAGTGGAAGGAAGCACTGCTAAGTTTCCGATCTTGGCTAAAGGATCAGCTTCTGTAAGAACACCTTCTACAGATGTTGTTCCATTAAATGGTACATTTTCAAGTGTAACTGCAACTCTTACTGATTATGTTGCTTCTGAGTATTCAGACATTTTTAATCAGGCAAAAATCAACTTTGATGAAAGACAAGAGCTTGCCAAGTTAGTTGGAAATGCAATAGGAAGAAGAGAAGATCAAATCATTATTGATGCATTAATAGCTGGTTCTGCCGGTACTACAGTGGCTAATACTGTGGTGACAAGTGGTTCTGCCAGTGCTTCAGATTTGAATGTAGGAAAAATCATTGCAACGAAAAAAGGAATGGATGCTAAGTCAGTACCACCTACAGATCGTCACATGATTATCCATGCTAACTCACTAGCATCATTGCTTGGCGATGAAAGAGCGATATCAGCAGATTTTGCTCAAGTCCAGGCTTTAGTCAGAGGTGAAGTAAACTCATTTATGGGTTTCACTATTCACATGATTGGTGATCGTGATGAAGGTGGACTTCCAAAAGATGGGTCTAATGACAGAACATGTTTAGCATTCCATAGAGATGCTATCGGTTGTGCCGTTGGTATCGCACCAAAGACAGAGGTCAACTACATTCCTGAGAAAACTTCCTTCTTAGTAACAGCAATGTATTCAGCCGGAGCAATCGTAATAGATGCGAATGGTCTTGTTGATGTAACTTGTAGGGAGAGTTAATCATGGCATTTAGTAGAACTGGTATGAACCCAATAGGTGGTCAATCCAAAAAAGGAGTAGCCCCTCAAATGTGGACTTATACATCAGCCGATGCAATAGCTACTGTTAACACAGCCGGTTATTTCAACGACATGTCTGATGATTTGTCTGTAGGCGATGTTATCTTTGTACATGACAGTGGTACACCAACAATGAGTATTGTTATGGTTGCATCTAATGCATCCGGTGTTGTTGATGTTACAGATGGCACTACAGTGGCTATGACAGATAGCGACTAAAAACTAAAAGGCGAGGATATGGCTGAAGGTGATACTGACGTAAGCATTTGTTCACAAGCTCTCCTTCTACTTGGAGCAAATCAAATCACTTCCTTTGCAGATGGCACTGCCCCTAGCTCAATCTGCTCAGTGCTGTATCCTCGTGTTAAAGCTCAAACCCTGGGAATGTATCCCTGGTCTTTTACTTTGACGAAACAACAAATAGGCCGTCTAACGACAGCACCAACAAACGTATATTTGTATGCTTATCAATTACCCTCAGATATGTTCAATGGTGTTCCCAGGGCTGTTTATGCTTCTTTATCAACTGGCACATTACCTAAGATAACCGAATATGAAATCCAGGGTGATCAGTTATTTACAAATCAAACAACAATAGTATTAGATTATCAAAGGCTGGTATCTGAAGTTGATTTGCCTTCATATTTTGTACAAATGCTTGTTTATCAAATGGCCTGGCATTTAGCCGAGCCGGTCACAGATCAAACGACTAAGAGTGATTATTGGAGAACGATAGCACTTGGAACACCTTCTGAGAATATGAGAGGTGGATATTTTAGACAAGCAATTAACATAGATGGGGCTGGGCAATCAAAAACAGTTATAGCTGACTACCTACTAACGGATGTTAGATAATGACCAGGGTTACACAGTATCAGTCAAACTTTACTGTAGGTGAGATTGATCCTCTTCTGCATGCAAGAATAGATATAGCACAATATGCATCAGCTTTAGAAAAAGCACAGAACGTAGTCGTACTGCCCCAGGGTGGTTTTGAAAGACGGCCTGGTCTTAGATTCATGCTGGATATTTCATCTCACCTGGGTGGATCATTTACAACATTAGATGGTATTAGACTTATACCTTTTGAGTTCTCAACGACACAATCTTATATGTTAGCTTTTGTTAAAAATACGACAAGCAATACCAGGATGTTTGTTTTTGCCAATGGTCAGCAAATCACTAATATAAATAGTTCAGGTAATGATTATCTTGAATGTGCCTTGGGTGATGTTGATCTTGATAGATTATATTTTACTCAAAGTGCAGATACATTAATCCTGGTTCATGAGGATATGTCTCCTAAGTCTATTGTTAGAGGTGGTAGTAATTCGACCTGGACCTTTGCAACTATATCCCTCACCTCACCTAAACATGCCTTTTCAACATCTTCAAGTAATCCTTCAGCTACGATTACTCCGGATGCCGTAGATGGTACAGTTAATTTAACAGCATCATCAGGAGTATTTTCTTCAGGCAATGTTGATCAGTATATAAATGTTTTAAATGGTTTTGGTAGGGCCAGGGTTGTTGAGTTTACATCATCAACTGTCATAAAGGTTGTTACTGAGTTTCCTTTCTTTGAAGCAGATGTTGCGATAGCTTCCGGTGCTTGGGAATTAGAAACTGGATACGAAGATGTATTTTCCAGCACTAGAGGGTTTCCAAGAACATGTACATTCCATGAAGGAAGATTATTTTTTGGGGGTACAAAGTCTTTACCCAATGCATTGTTTGGATCAAAGATAGGTGACTTCTTTAAATTTAAAACACATGAAGCCCTGGCTGACGATGCATTGTTTGTATCCATAGCCACTGATAGTGTGAATGCTATAACAGCTATGAGATCAGGAAGAGACTTGCAGATATTTACAACTGATGCTGAGTTCTTTGTTCCCCAGGCTGATCTTGATCCTATTACACCATCTAACCTGGTTATTAAGAATGCGACAAGACGAGGGTCAAAAGAAGGTATAAAGCCAGTATCGGCTGAAGGTGGTACATTATTCATACAGCGTGAAGGTAAAGCCCTAAGAGAGTTCTTATTTAGTGATGTTGATCTAAACTACCAGGCTAATAATATCTCACTGCTATCATCTCATTTATTAAAGACACCCAGGTCAATGGCCTTGAGGGTTGCTACCTCTACTGATGATGGTGACTTGCTTTTAATTACAAATGATCTTGATGGTACAATGGCTGTGTTTTCCATTCTTAGATCACAAAATGTGGTTGCTCCTTCAGAGTTCATTACAGATGGTAAGTTTTTAGACGTAGCCGTTGATATTACTGACATTTATGTAGTTACAGAAAGAACAATCAATAGTGCAACAAAGCGATATGTCGAGATGTTTGACGATCAAAGAACGACTGATGCCAACATACAATACTTTTCAGGAGCTACAGCACCGGACCAGGCAAAACCAAGTAACACTACATGCTCTAGTCTATCCCACCTGGAAGGTGAAACTGTAGATGTTGTAAGAGATAATTTTGTTTTGACTGATAAGACTGTAGCTAGTGGAGCTATAACAATAGATGCTGTACCTTCAACATTTGTTGAGGTTGGCCTTCCCTATTCTGTAGAAGTTAAAACATTGCCGGCAGAACCTAAACTGCCATCAGGTGTAGTTGTTAGCCGTAAACGTAGAATATTAGAAGCAACACCAGTTTTAGATAGAACACAAAATATTACAGTCAATGGTTTTGAAGTGGCCCTGGAAACTTTACCTTACACAATGGGATCAGTGCCAACGACATTTACTGGCAGAAAAAGAGTTGCTCCCCTTTTAGGATACAGTGATACAGCACAACTTACATTTACACAGACACAACCTCTATTCGCTACTGTATTAGGAGTAGAATACAAACTTAGTACTGGACAATGATATGGCCTTTATGATCCCAATTATAGCATCAGCATCGACAGCCACATTAATATCTACTGGAATAGCCGTTGCAACTGCCTACTCTCAGATAAAGCAAGGTGAAGCGACTAAAAAAGCATATTACTCTAAGGCTGAATACGCAAGGTTAGAAGGCCGAGTAGAAGCTGTTAAAGCAAAAGAGCAAGGAATAAAAGCTTTGGAAGCCACACGAAAGGCTCTTGCTTCTGTAAACGCTTCTGCCAGGGCTGGTGGATTAGAACCTACTATAGGAACTCCAGTTGATATTGGAACATTCAATGTTATAAAACCTGGTACAACTGATTTCTTTACAGCAAGAGACAATGCAAAGTTAGCCCTTAGTTCAGCAAATGCTCAAGCAGAAGATTTACGTTTTGCCGGCAGACAAGCAAAGAAACAAGGATATATAAGTGCCTTGGGAACATTAGGCAGTAGTTTTGCAACAATGGCCGGCACTGGTGGTCCAACACCATCACAGCCTAATTATGGCTTTAGACCATCACAACAAGGTATTTATTAATGGCTAGAACTAGATATCCTACATTAGCATCTAGATTACAGTTATCTAATATAAGAGGTCCTTCAGGTATCGGAGCAAGAGAAGCATCTAGAACGTCTGATATACTGCAAAGGGAACTCAATAAAATGAGTGACTTCTTTAGTAAAAGGGCTGTGGCCCAGGCTGAAATAGAAGGTGCTGAGTTCGGAGCTAAGAATGCTATTACAGAAAAACAATTACGAGATGGTAGTTTATCAGGTGAAGAATTAGAAAACCAGTTAGGCGATACTAATACTGTTTTTGGTAGGGCCAGCCGTAAGGCACAATTATCAATTCTTGAAACAGAATTAGAATTATCAGCAAGAAAACAAATCAGTGAGATTATGACTAATGCTGTTACTAATGATGTCGATGCTGACACATTGTCAGATGATCTTGATAGTGTAACCCTGGCATATTCTAAGCTTGCCTTTGATGCATCCCCTATTGTAGCTCGAAGACTTACAGCTAGTCTTAATACAGTCTCATCATCCAAGTATCATGAGTATGCAGTAAAGAAGGCTAATGAAACTATAAAGATAACCAGGGCTAAAAACTTAGCTGTCATAAATAATAATCTTAATGATTTATCCACTGCTTTAATTAAGTTAGTCAATGAAGCAGAAGATGAAGCTCAGATAGATGACATACTTAACAATCAAGTTAAATTTATGAAACAAAACTATTTTAATAAAGTTACTAAGTTTGCCAAAACAGCCAAGCCAATCAATGACTTCTTAGATAAATTTGATGCAGAATTTGAAGAATTTAAATATAACTTTGTTCTTAGCAATACATTACAAAATGGTAAGCAAGGTGCAGTAGCCAGGGCTATATCAACAAATAATTATTCTAAGATAGATTTTAGATTAAAAAAAGTTATAGGTAAAATGAACCCTGATCAAAAAATGGAGATGTTTAAAAAGCTGAATGCCCAGGCAAAAGAAGTACAGCAAGCTGAAGATCAGAATGATGCAATAGCAGAAGCAAGCTCACAAGATAAAATTGTTGATCTAAAAATTAAAATATTAGAAAACCTTGGTGAAAAGAATAGAGATATAGACACGGCTAAAAGTTTATTAGGACAACTTAAAACATTGGATAGAGATGGCGATGATTATCTGTCGTTGTCAGAAAAGCTTATAAAAGTACAAGATGAATCTGATCCTGATATTTATGATAGTCTTAAAGATTTATCTGATAGAGGTGTCCTTACATCCGAAGCACTTAATATAAATGCAGATAAGTTAAGTGGCAAAGATTTAGATCAGTTAAGGAATGAGCTTAAAACTATACAAAGTGCTAAAATGAAATTAGCTTTAAGTGATTTAACTGGTTACTTTAACACTGAGTTCCCTGGGTTTGATCCAAAGATTATTGATAACATGGGTAAAAAAAATCAATTCTTAAAACCTTTAGCACAATACAAAAAGATAAAAGCAGAACTTGGCCGAGCTTTAGAAGAAGCACAAGCTGAAGGTAAAGATATAGATTTAGAAAAATTAACTAAGAACAAGTTTGATAATTTTAAAACAACTATTTTAGATAAAGTCGCAGAACAAAACTTAGCTAGGGCAAAAGCAGTCATTAAAAAGGTTAAGGCAACAATCGGTTCAGCATTTAGTCAATTAGAAAATATTGATGAAGATGATTACTCAACTATGTTTGAATTTCTAATATCTAATAAAACAAAAATATCCGGTGGCAGTAATGCATTTACCAGTAGAGAATTTGAAATATTTAAGAAAAACCTCAAGACGGCATTAGACCAATGACAGATGTATATAAAGCAATAACTGAATATAATGAGCTAAGAGATACCGGCAAGAATGTTGAATATCACTTTGGTAAAGAAACAACTATTGGTTTAGAAGGTGGTGATCAGACCAGGTATGAAACAGTCGGTGATGCTTTAGTAGGAATTGTATCAACTGTAGGTGGTATGGTAAGTGGTGCAACAAGTGCTACTCTAGGATTGCCCAGCGATATCGGTGGTTTGTTTGTGGGTATTAAAGATGCTGTATCTGCCGAGGATGGACAAAGAATAGATGCATTTACTAAAGGATTTAGTGAGTTCTCAAAAGCTAACCTGGGATCAGAATATTACCGAGGTATATTTGATAACTTTGTTGATGGCCTTGATATAGACCCAAAGCTTAAAGAAGATACTAAGTCCGGTTTTAGTGCTGGTGAGTTCGGTGGGATTGGTGGTGCAGTTGCTAAAGGTCCTAAGATAGCTAAGAAGGGATTAGAGAAGCTTGGCGATAAAGCACAGCGAGAACTAGACCTAGATACTGATGGAGCTACCCTATCGTCTATGGGTGCTGGTGCATTAGATAAACCGATCAAAACAGCTATAGCTCAATTTTCTGCACAAAGAAGACAAGCAAATGCATTATCTAAATTCATTAAAGATAACCCTGATGGTTTTACAATAAGCTTAAATAATTTTGAATCACCGGCAAAAGGAATAGCCGTTGCACCTAGTAAAATTTTAGAAATAAAAATAGATAAAAAAGAGTTTAGCCCAAGGATGGTTAGAGACTTAGTTAGGAATGTTGAAGAACTACAAAAAGCAAACCCTGAAATGGAAGCTTTAGCTGGTGGATGGTTAAATAATGATGATGGATTATATTACCTAGATGCCGTAAATTTACTTGATAAAAAAGACGATGCCCTTTATACTGCTTTAGCTGGTAAACAAGAAGGAATATTTGATCTTGGAAACTTTGAATACACCGACACCCTCGAAGGAATCGAGCAACTCAAACAAGGTGGAACTTACTCGGCTAACAAAGCAGATGAGTACTTCAGAAAAAGAGAAGCTATTGACAGAAGCGTTGATCCGTCAGGGTTGGAAGCTAGTAGCCGACAAGGACTAAAAGATAACCTTGTCAACATTTTAAAGATTAGGAATGAGGAAATGTCCAAAGCTCCTAAGGACAGAACTCAACCTTCAGGCGAACCATTTTTTTCACGAAATTATGACACACAATTTGTAGATCAATCCGATGTAGGTGTTCCAGCATCAACTAATATTTTTCCCCTTAATAATAGAGCTATTGCTGTAAGAGATAAAGGTGATGCGATAGCAGATGCCATTGCAGAAAAGCTTAGAAGTAAGGTTGGATCAAAAGAACAATTCTTTTACAACACTGGTCCTATTATAGAAAAAGCAAAAGAGCTTGGAGTAGATGAATCTATAGCTAAAGATAAACTTGCCATGTTTGCAACAAACTATGCCGTAACAAGTCCAAGAACAGCTACTGCACAAAACATGCTTAATGCTTCAATGGTCAGTGCAAAGCAAACTGCAAACATTCCAGTACAAAAAATTATTGGACCTGGTAGTGGTGGTGCTAATGAAAAAGGTTATCCTATGATAATTAATCCAGGTGGACTACACAGAAAGCTTATTGATGAGTCAGCAGTTGGCGAACTCAACATAAATACAAATCCAAAACCATTTAGTTTTGCAGAAAATGTTTCAGGTAACCTAGAACCTTCTACAGTAGACACGCATAATATTAGAGCAATATTACTCACTATGAATGACATAGAACCTGGAAGCGTTCCTATTGAATGGATAAAAAAACCAAAACAAGCACAATACAAAAAAGACCCATCATCATTAAATGCTTTAGATTTAGACGATGGTTTCAAAACACAAATGGTAAATGGCAAATCATCAAAGCCTGAATATGGAGTATTTCATGAAATTAATAAAAAGGTCGGAGATAGGCTGAGTGTTAAGCCGGCAGAAGCACAAGCTCTTATGTGGTTTAATTTTGGAGATAGAACTAACCTATTATCAGAACCTAAAACAATAATAGAATTATTAGAAGATAGAATTGATGTAACATCGCAACTAACTAAAAAACCTAAAGACCAAGTTTTTAAAGAATTTTTCACCGGTGCTTCACCTCTTCTTTCCTTAGGTGGTTTGACATTGTTAGATAGTGGTGGTGCAGAGTATGAGGAGAGTGCCGATGAGTCTTAGTAAGTTTACAAAGTTTCTCAAAGAGTTTGGCACTGAAGCTGAGAAAAGATCATATGGTGAGCCTGAAGCAAAACTTGTTACCGAGGGTAGTCGTGGAGATTTAATTATTAAGGGGCTGGATGACACAGAAATAAAAGCCCTCAATCAATCCCTTAAAGAAGATGGATATAAAGGACCTGGTCTAAATATGGGCCGTATAGGTGAATTGTTTGACGAAAAAGGACAGCTTAAATTGAAGTTGTTTGAAGGTAATATAGAGCAATCACTAGACATTTTATTGAACAATGTAAAACAGCAAAACAAAGAATTGTTTGCCTACATGCGAAGAAATACACAAAGCATGGATGATATGCTGGCTATGGCTGAGACAACTGGTTTTGAAAATATTCTAAGTGCAATGCTTAAAAGAAAGCCAGGAGAAGTACCACCACCTGAAGATATATTAGGTGGGCTTGTTGTCATGATAAAGATGGGTCAAGAGCTACAGTTTGGTGCAAACAAATTTCTTAGATTAGATAATCAGCCTGATTTACAAAAAAAATTATTTGAACAACACAAAATGCTGGCCGGTGTACAATCTTTATTAGCTAGTAATCTTTCAGGTGCAATATCAGAATATGGTCGTGGATTAGCTGTAGTTAGAAACATTGCCAAGTTAGATTTAAATCTACCTAAGTTTGCCGAAGATATGTCCAAGTTAGTGGAGACAGCCGGCAAATCAAATATACAATTGTATGGACATCAATATCTATCGCTAAACAATGCTACAGCTAGGGCAAATTATTTAGAAAGAACTAAAGGCCAGGTACTTGGTGATTTTTTAATGGAAGCTTATATAAACTCTCTACTTTCCTCACCAGTAACACACATGGTCAACATAGCTGGTAACTTTGGCTTTCAATTACAGACAATGATAGAAAGAGGTTTAGCTGGTGGTATTGGTACTGTTAGAAGAGGTTTAAGACTAGGACCTGATGATCAGGCTTACCTTGCTGATGCTATGGCCGAAGCACATGGATTTTTTAATGCCCAGGCAGATGCTCTAAAAATTATGGGTCGAACTTTTGTCCAGGGTCAAACTAAGGATAAACTCAATAAAATAGATTTAAGAATACAGCAAGCTTATGGTGATGATGACAACCTGGCATCAATTATGGAACGAGCTTCTCAGGGTGATTTTAAACAACTTGGCATAAATGGTTTGTCAGTTATGACAAGGCTACCAGGAAGATTTTTAGCAACTGAAGATGCTTATTTCAAAGTTGTTACAAGAAGAAGAGTACTATATCGAGAAGCCCACAAAAGAGGTCAGCAAGAATATGACCTGGCAATAAAATCAGGAGCTACAAAAGAAAAAGCTTTGGAAATGTCTAAGCAAAAGTATCAAGATATTATGACGAATACACCACAAGATATAACAGAAATGATGACTGATGAAGCTTTAAAAATGACATTTCAAACACCAGTAACCGGTAGACTTGCTAGTATTGGATCAGCAATACAAAACCCATTTTTAAAAGTTATAGTTCCTTTTTTCAATACACCTACCAATATTATTAATGAAGTTTTTGATAGGACAATTAGATTTGATAAATTATACACCACACTTAAAAAAGGTGAAGGTGAAGAGTTTGATAAAGCCCTAAGTAAACTTGCTATTGGTAATGGTGTAGCAATGACTATGTTTGGTTTAGCATCAGGCTTCTTTGGAGATGATGTTGTTATCACTGGTCAAGGTCCTACTGATAGAAGAGCTAGGAAACTTATGAAGTTTCCACAGTACTCAGCAAGTTTTAAACAGCCGGATGGCACATATAGAAATTATACATTTAGCCGGTTTGACCCTATGTCAGGATTGCTGGCCATGGGTTCTGATTTATCACACTACCTAAAACATGAGGATGATGCCAATGCAGTTGAATCAATGGTCAAAGCTTATACATTGTCAGTTGCAGAATATGCACATAACCTACCATTTCTTCAGGGTATATCAGAACTTACGAGTGCTATAGGTGGTTGGAATAACAGCACAGAAGATGTATTCCAAAGACTTATAAACTTTGGTGTATCGAAAGCAACCGATGTTGGTGGTGCTGTTACTGGTACTATAGATAGAAATCTATTTGGTTTGCCATCATACCTAGCAAGCCAGGCTGGTGTAGAGTATGTTGGCAATGATAGTTTTATAGCTACAATGGAAAGAATTAATAATCCTAATTCGTCTAATACAATGATTACTGATGATCAGCTAGAAGGTAATGCAAAAGTATCATCTGCAACCAAAGCTTTTTATGAAAGACTAAATTATTTTAAAAGTAGAAATCCATTTTTTAGTGATAGGTTGCCACCTAAATTAAACTTTTGGGGCGAAAGATTGTACCAGGGTGAAGGTAGATTTGATGAGTTTTTTAACCCTATGAAAGTAAGCACAAAAAGATTTACGGCTGTCGATAAAGAAATACTTAGATTGACTGAGAGAACTGGTCAGGTATTTGTGTCTCATCCAAGGAAAATTAGTATGGGTGATTCAGATAGATATCCTTTATCAGGCAATGAATATAATGAGCTAGTTATGATTACAAACGAAATAGATGAAAATGGATTGCTTCCAGGTGACAATGGATATGACATCAACACTTCTTTGCTTACATCTCTAGAAGAAAAAGTGAATAGTGAAATGTATAATAATTTAGAGTTCGATGAAGATAAATATGATGCATTGAATACGATTGTTCAGGATAGACGAAAGGATGCAAAGAAAAAAGTGATAGAGCAAAATTCAAGGTTAAGTGGATTATTGATGGAATTAAATTAATTTATAGTGTATAAATCCTAGAGAGGTATCTAATATGGCTACATATAATGTTACAGCACAGACAAGAAGAGTACAGTTTACCGGTGATGGTACGGCTGGTCCATTCGCTTTTTCTTTTCAGGTTAATGCTACTAGTGAAATAAAAGTCTATGTTGATACTACAGTCAAAACAGAAAGCAGTCATTATACAGTATCACTAAGCTCTAGCACTGGTGCTGGTACAGTATCATTTACAAGTGGTAACCACCCTACTAGTTCTCAGACAATTACTATTCTAGGATCAATACCTTTATCTAGGACATCAGTATATACATCCGGTGGTCAATTGACTTCAGCTTCCCTGGAATCTGATTTCGATACAAATATGTTTGTTCACCAGCAAACTAATGAAGAGATTGATAGATCACTTAGATTAGCAGAACATGATGTTATATCCGGTGCAGATATGACCTTGCCGGTAAAAGATACCAGGAAAGGAACAGTACTAGGTTTTAATGCTACAACTGGTAATCCTGAGGCCGGACCTACAATAGCTAATGTAAGTTCTTTATCAGCAATAACTACTAACATAAATACAGTGGCAGGTATAAGTAGCAACGTCACAACAGTGGCAGGAATTAGTTCTAATGTAACGACTGTTGCAGGTATAGCATCAAATGTTACATCGGTTGCAGGGGTAGCATCCTTAATTACGTCTGACTTTGTATCTGATCTTAATACGTTGGCAACATCTGATATTGTTAGTGACTTAAATACATTGGCTACAGCAGATATTGTTTCAGATTTAAATGTTTTGGCTACCAGTGATATTGTTAGTGATTTAAATACATTGGCTACAAGTGATATAGTTTCTGATATAAACACACTTGCTACAAGTGATATTGTAAGCGATCTAAATTCTTTAGCTACATCAGATTTTGTGTCTGATTTAAATGCAATAGAAGCAATAAAAGCCAATGTTACTACAGTGGCAAGTAATGTTGCAGGTGTAAATTCTTTTGCAGACAGATATAGAGTCGCATCATCTGATCCATCATCTGACCTTGATGCAGGTGATCTAGCATTTAATACAAGTTCTAATCTTTTAAAGTTTTATAATGGTAGTGCATGGGAAACTGTAACTTCTGTAACAAGTGGGATATCAAATGGGAATGTTGCAACCTTTACAAGTGGTGTAGCAGATGATGATTTTTTAAGGGTTTCAGGAACATCTATTGAAGGCAGAAGTGCATCAGAAGTAGCATCTGATATTGGAGCAATAACAGTAGATGAAGCCACAGCTTTAGCGATAGCTTTATAAAGGAGATAACATGGCAAATTCTTTTAAATTAGTTACAAGGGATGTAGCTCCTGCTAGTGCAGGAACACCTGAAACAATATACACTGTACAAACTGGTAGTACGATTGTTCTTTTAGGATTAACACTTTGCAATGTTCATACAGTACAAGTTACTGGAACAGTACAAGTTGTAAGTACAACAACTCAAACATCACAAACACAAAACACAACTGCACATATTGCTAAGAGTATGCCAATTGCAGTCGGTCAAACAGTAGATGTAATTATAAATAAAATAATTTTAAATGTTGGTGACATTGTAAAAGTGGACTGTTCAGTAGCAGATAAGCTTTCAGTGACATTTAATTATATGGAGATCACATGATAACAACACCTGATTTTCAAGGCACACATTTATGGGATAGACTGTGTTGGGCAAAAGAAAAGCTAGAGCCTTACAGATCAGAGTATTGTGTTGTATGGGAAGATCAAGAAGAACCTGATGCACCTGCAAAAGTAACTCACCCTGATCCAAATTGGTTAGCTTGTGCCATGCAAGGTGGGATATTGCCACCAGTAGAAGCCTATTGGGAACTAAAGAAAGATGAAGCAAAGCCTGATTTTACAAAGCACACTAGAGGTTATTTGTTACACAACAGTAAACCAATAGATGCAATGACAGAAGAAAGAGCCATTGAGTATTTAATTATGAAAGACCTGCCTAGTCATGTTTGGCAAAACTGGGATAAAGCAAACAAACCACGATTGGTTATATGCAAAAAATCACAACTGCCTAGCACTAGAGTATGGCGAAATGCTTGGAAAATATCAGAAGAATTAACAATAACTAAACAAGAGGTGGCTTAAATGACAACTAACATTATTGATAAAGATGGGAAAAGTATTGATGCTTCAACAGCAACAGTACCATCTGACAGACACTTTAGAAATGCTTGGTCATTATCAGGTACAACTATTACTGAAGATTTAACATCAGCTAAAGTTATATTTAAAGATAAAATTAGAGAAGTAAGAACACCATTACTTGCAGAAGAAGATGTTGTTTATATGAAAGCATTGGAAGCAGGTGATAGTTCAGCACAATCAGCAAGTGTTACAAAGAAAAACGCATTAAGAGATGCACCTGCTAATTCAGCAATAGCTAATGCTTCGAGTATATCTGCTTTGAAATCAGCTTGGGATACAAGTGTATTAGGTGACAGTCCTTACGCATAGGAGTTAAAAATGCAAAATCATATTGGTAAGAAAGCTGAAACAACAAGTTACGAAGCTATCATTCAGCAACATGAAAACACAATTACTGGATCATTAACTGTAGATGCAAGTAACAATGCCATGAGTTGTGGGCCTATAACTATTGATACAAGCACAACTGTAACTGTTAATGGGAATTGGACAATCGTATGACTAGTCAATTAAATGTAGACACCATTGTAGATAAAGCAGGTAGTGGTGGCACGAATGTAAAGATAGCAAATACGTCTGTTACTGTGGCTGAAGGTGGAAGTGGTACAACAAATACTGTGCAAGGCTTGGCAAAACAATGGAGCAGAGTATCAGGTGCAAGTATGGCTGTTTCAGATTCATTTAATACAGCTTCAGTTACAGATGTAGCTACTGGCAAAGCACAACCAGCATTTACTTCTAATATGGGTGGTACAGTTTATAATACAGTTTTTGGGGGTGATGATAAGCAAGATGGTGGTGGAGTTTTTGTTGTAAATATTGATGATTCTGTTGACCAATCAACAACAGGTTATAGATTTAATATTAAAAAACAAACAGCTTCATCAGTGGCACTCGCAGACCTTAACCAAAATGGTTCAAGCACAGTATTTGGAGATTTAGCATAATGGCTAGTGTATTAAAAGTTAACACCCTTACTGGTGTAACCACAGCAGGATCAATCGCTGTTACTGGCGAGGGAAATTCAACAACAACTAATCTGCAACAAGGTCTACTAAAACAATGGTCATCTTTTGGTCAAAATTCTTTACCCTTTGGAGCAAATACAGCAGGAGACACTTTCAATACATCGTCTCAAAGTGATGAATCCGTTGCTGTTGTTGTAGTAAATCTTTCTAGTAACATGGGTAATACAACTTATAGTGGTTTTAATTCACCTCACCATGATAGGGGAAATGGAAATAGAAATTATCCTAAAATGGGTGGTCAATGTGTGCAGACTACAAGTTCTTACAAAGCAGTTGGTGCATACGCCAATGGTAATATAGATGATTGTACAATGAGTTCTGGTGTAGCAGGAGATTTAGCATGAGTACATTAAACGTAGATGCACTAGTCGGTGTTAGTTCTGCTAATGCTATAACAGTAAGAGGTGAGGGTTCAGCTACTACTAGTTTACAGCAAGGGTTGGCAAAGGCTTGGCTAAGTATGAATGGTGATGGCACAATAGCTATTCGTGACAGTTTTAACATAACAAGTATTAATGACCAAGGTGTAGGTCTTACAACTGTCACAATAGCTAATAATATGAGTGATGGTAATTATTCATTAAGTGGTGCTAGTGGTACTTTTATTGGTAATAGTGATAATGTTAGATTTGGTTTATCAACCGAAACTGAACCACCTACATCAACTTTGTTTAGAACTATTACTAGAGAAGCAAATGATGACACCAACCGAGATGTGACTTACTCATTTGCACAAGTTTTTGGAGACCTAGCATAATGGCACATATATATGATCTCAATCCAAAATTAAAACCGAAGCCCCTGGTAAAAGAAGAGAAACCAAAGCCGGTAAAAAAAGGTAGGCCTAAGAAAGAGGTTAAAGAGTAATGCCTGAACTAGATGGAACATTGCTGTGGAACATAATTATTACGATGGTCATTGTTCCTTTTGGGTGGGCCTTCAATAAGATGTTTAGTGAAGTAAAGCGTTTGCAATTGCTTCTATCTGAGACAAGGGAAAGTTATTCTACAAAACAAGATTTAAGAGATACTAGCACCAGGATAATAGAAACATTACACCGGCTAGAAGATAAGTTAGACAAGGTACTAACCAATGGTAGTCGCTGAAGTTCTAACTGGCATAGCCCTTCTCAAGTCAGCTACCTCTGCAATTAAAGATGCTATCGATACCGGCAAGGAAGCCACTGGTATTATGAAGCTAGTGCATCAGTGCTTTACAGCCGAGCAACAAATCCAAAAACAAAAAAGTCATAGTGTAACTGTCAAGGATCAGTTGGGTATGGAGAACATAGTCCAACAACAAATAGATGCGAAATTGGCAGACGAAATGATGCAAGAGGTTCGTACACTTTGTAACCTTAGATTTGGTCCTACCTTTTGGAGTGACTGCATTAGTGCCAGGAACAAGGCAATCGAAGAAGAGAAGGCAAGGCAAAAAAGAAAAGCAATCCAGGCAAAACAAAATGCCAAAGAAATGAGACAAAGTTTATTTACTTTGTTTTGTATCATCATAGGTGCTGGGATTATCTTTATGGTATTTGTTTTATATCAACAAGCTTTTGCTAAAGAGTATACTAGAAACCAGCTAATCCACCAAGGCAAGATCAAGGAATATTCTTATACTACATGCCGGCTGTTTGCCCAGGACCTGAAGGACCAAGGAACAAGATGGTGTTTCTATTTAACCAGGGTAGGTTTTAAAAGATTATACAGCACAATAACACAAGATTCAGTAGCTAAATGTCAGCGTGAATTTCAGTGCAGAATAAGTGCTTTGACTGATGCCCCACCAAAAGAAGTAAACGATACAATGAAGAACTTAAACAAGGGATTTAATTGATGGAACATAAAAAGAAACTCAGCGACAGCCAAGAAAAAACAATGAAGAAACATTCAAAGCATCACACATCTAAGCATATGAAGATGATGAGGTCTAAGATGATGCAAGGGATGAGCTTTGGTGAGGCACATAAAATGACACAGAAAAAGGTAGGTAAATGATACAAGCTCTCATAGGTCCAGTAGCTGGATTATTAGATAAGTTCATACCGGATGCAGATCAGAAGGCAAAACTGGCACATGACATAGCAACAATGTCTGAGAAGCATGCACAAGAGATTGCCCTGGCACAAATCAAAGTGAATGAAGCAGAAGCAAAAGGTAATTGGTTTCAATCATCCTGGAGACCGGCAATAGCCTGGGTATGTGTTCTAGGTTTCCTTGTGAATTTTTTGGTCAGTCCTATATGTGCTGGGTTTGGTGTTGTTATTCCCCAGGCTGATACTGGAACAATGCTTCCGGTTTTGTTGGGCATGTTGGGCCTCGGTACAATGAGAACTGTAGAACGTCTAAAGGGAAAGGATAGAAAATGAAGAAGCCCTACCCTAAAGAAAAGTTCAAACGAAAGTTTGCCAAAGTTCCTAAGACTAAAAAAGGTGTTCCGGTAAAGTATGTAGCTGGTGCAAAGAACCCTTCAGCAAGAGAAGCTGAGATCAAGAGGACTGCCAAGTTATATCGAGAAGGTAAACTTACACCAGCCATGATGGATAGAATAAGTAAGCAAAGGAGTAAAGGATGAAGTATTCAAGTATCCCTGGAGCATCAAGGTATAGCAAATCAACATTAGATAAAGTCTACAAGAGAGGTATGGGAGCATACTATTCTTCAGGTAGTAGGCCCAAGGTGTCATCTCACGCTTGGGCTATGGGAAGAGTTCGATCTTTTGTCACTGGCAAAGGTGGAGCAAGGAAGGCAGATAAAGATTTAACATAGAGAAAGGATAAGATCATGCCAGGAAGTTATGGAAGTTACTCAAACAAACAAAAGAAAATTGCAAAGATGTCAGGCAATAAAAAGAAGATGGAAGCATCTGATTTTAAGAAGCTTAGAATGTTTAGCAAAAAGAAAAAGAAAACAGCTACTGCCTAATGGATATCGAAAAGCTTAGAGACCAACTCAGGATCGATGAGGGCTGTGTCAATTCTGTTTATCTTGATCATTTGAATCTACCCACTTGTGCCATAGGGCATTTGATAAACGAGTGGGATGAAGAGTATGGCAAGCCAGTAGGCACAACTATATCTGATGATCGTGTAAATGAATTGTTTGATAAGGATGTCCAGGTAACAATCGAAGAATGTAAATTATTATACAATGACTTTGATGAGTTGCCTGAAGAAGCACAACAAATCATAGCTAACATGATGTTCAATATGGGTAGGCCCAGGTTGTCCAGGTTTCATAATATGAAGAAGGCAGTCGATGCTAGAGATTGGATGAAGGCTAGTGAGGAGATGAGAGACTCTCGCTGGTACAATCAAGTAACAGCAAGAGCCGAGAGATTAATTGATAGGATGAAGGCCATCTAGGTCTAGAGCTATTGCTCTTTTACGACCAGGTAGTTTTTTAATCCATCCTCTTTCTTGCATACCTTTAAGATGAAATTGTATTGTTGATATTGCAACGATATTAAAGTGTTCAGCTATTTCCCATTGCATAGGCATCTCACCTTTTTCTTGATAGTAGTCTTTCATGAAATGAAAAATTTGATTTTGTTTTTTAGTCATTGGTATCTTTGTCTGCGACATAGTACTTCTCCATTTCCATTTCTATTTCTGATTGTTCTAAAGAATTAAGCTTGGCAATCTCATCCATATTTTTTTGTCTAAGATCGTTGAACAAAATATTTTTTTTGTCCTGGCTGTTATTGCTTTTCTCGATTTGAGATAATGTATCTACAAACTTCATGATGAAATCACTGGCATTGGCATAAACAATAGGTTCATGTGGGCCAATAAAATGCATTATGTATTTAACGTCAGTCTTAGCCTTCTCTATAGACTTAACCTTGTTTTTGATATCATCAATCACATCAGTATTCTTACTGCTATCAGTGACGTTCTTAGGCTCTTTTTTTTCAGGATAATCTTGAGCTTCCTCGGCAGTGATCAAACCTTTGATGGCATCCGGAAAAGCATCCCTTACAGCAAAGCCCCTGGCCCTGAGTTGTAACATTCTTTTAGGATAGTTTTTCCAAGGACCAGGTTTGTTAGTCAAGCCGGCTCGCTGTGCATCCTTGTAAGAAAATTCAGAAGTTGTTTCCTCTACCTCACCATGCACATTTCTTTTGACCTGGCAGACAGCCTTATCTTCTTCTTCAATATATGTTTCAGTGATACCTCTAAAATCAGGATGAGCTTTACAGACAGCTATCAATGCATCTCCCCATAGTGAAGGTCTGCCATTTATAACAGCAATGTTCTGAAGAGCTTGCATAGGTGCTAGACCGATCTCATAGCCCCACTGAATAGCCACCAGGATATTATTAGGTTTACCCTGGAAGTCTTTTGGTATGTGTGATGATGTTGCTATGAACTTTGAGAACTCCATAGCTTCAGTCATGTTGGTTGGATTTAAAGTTGGTAACGACATTTAGTTCTCCTTCTTTTCTATTTTAAATCTTCTGTAATAAGATGCTTCCTTGGCCGGCACGATCTTCTCAGGTTGTGCTTTTCTTTTAACGATAGGATGAAGTATTTTGTACTCCCCTATCTCAGCCATCTCAGCATCGTTTTGTTCCATAACAAGTTCTAATGCTTCCTGGCATTCTTGCCTGGTAGTAGTCCATTCCCTTACTTCAGCATCAGCCTTGGCCCAATCCATTGCTATACGAATGACTTCATTCTTAGTCTTTAAATGGTCCAGGTTTATGGTGTAAGGTTTGCCATTATCTAATGGTGGGTAAGGCTCATCCAGGTCTACCTTCTGCCAAAACTCAGTAACCTTTTCCATAATGATATTATGAAGTTCTTGATCAGCTTTGTATGGCACTAGGTGAAGACGTTGTGATTTACCAAAGATTGCAATGATGCCCCACTTCAACCCACTACATAATAACTGTGTCTGAAGCTGTATTACCTGGTCATGCCTGGGAAAGTCATCAGTGTTTGTTGTCTTTATTTCTAATGCACCCATACCAGTTAAAATCATATGGCCTTTAGTCTGAGGGTCTTGCATTGTGATCTCACCATCTATCTGCACGATAGCATCAAGAGAAGCACATAAACCCAGGTCAGGTAATCTATGACCATCAGTTACTTCATGTAACCTTACATCGACAACACCCTCACCTATCTTAGCAAGCTTATCTAATGACCAATCAATTAGTACTGGTTCAAAACGATCACCTCGTTCTTTTGCTTCTGAGTTGAAATCTGATTCAATAAAGGGTATACCTTGTTTTGCATATAAAGTTTTTTGTCTTTCTCTTTCATTGGTAGAAAATTTAGTCTGACCTAAAACTATAGCTGGAACTCTTGATGCTCCTAATTCTTTTGCATCGTCTGAATATTTAGCCATTTATCACTCCATAATTAAGAGCAAAACAAGCATCATCAATTAGACACACTACATGTAGTAGGTAATAGATGTAGACCATTGCAAAAATAGATGCTAAAATATAACCAACCACCCTCAATGCTTTTACAAAAGCTAGAGGGCTGTGCCAAAATGTACTGAATCTCTGTGTTACATTGTATATATTATGCGACAAACTGTTATTATTATAACGGCCCTTGTCGCTAAGTGTTTGTTTACTAACCATATTTAAACTCCTTCTCATTAATGGTTTTTCTGTACTACCTCTAGAAGTATGTGTCAAAACACCCCCTAAATATAGTAATTCGATTTTTAATGGTTTGTTTTTGTTAGAAATATTATTCATTATCTAAGCCCATGTATGCCGTATAAAGACATGAAGTATGATCTAGATTTTATACTAAAGTTTGTCCTGGTAATAGCTTCTTGTGCATCAACACATCTTTGAAATACTGATCTCGATGTATCACGCTGAATAGTCTGCAATTGCCTGGATAAATCCTTTAACTCCTGGGATGCTGATTGAATACTCTTTCTATCAATTATAGGTATAGTCATGCGAACAGCCGTCTTAGCTCCCTTATAATGCATATAATGTTCATGATTAAGGACAGCCTTGGCCACTTGTTCTTTTTGTGGACCAGTTAATGTTGGAAACAAGTCACCAATATTGTGACCATTTATATTTTTCTTACCGATCTTTTTGATTCTTGTTTCTAATATTTTACCAAACTTCTGTTTCATGATTGCACCTCGGATTTAACGATATCAATTTGATAGCCATCATCAATGCTTTGCGAGTTGGCAGTATCATCGGTATTCAGTGCCAAGTCAGTTTGCATCAATTGCTCAAAATTATATAAAGCATTAAAAGCTGTACCAATAGTTGATTTGGTTATTTCTTTTCGCCACATGCAGTACTCAATGGTTTTGTCTACAAGCTCCGGTGTTGCTCGGCATTGAACAGAATTACTTGTCCTTTTTACTTGCACCCAGCCTTCAGCTTCACACTCATTTATAATGGTTGCAACTGACTGTCTATTGGTATGCATATCATCAACAAGCTCAGTTATAGTGTACCACCTATTGGCATAGACAGCGTATGTCATCCACCTGGCAAAAGCATTTCTAAGTGGAGTTGAATTAAAATATCTTTGTACTTTATTATCCATCCTGGTTTGTCTTGCCTTATGTGTTGCCATCTCTATTTCTAAAGTTTTAAGCACATATTGATCTTCAAGAAACTGGTGTATTTCATTAGCTGAATTATTTCTTGTTTCTGTATTTCTTACCATTATTTATTTTCCAATCTTTTAACGACATTACGAACTGTAGATGCATACCAATCACCACCTCTTGCCGTAGTTACACCCATTTGATTTAATTGTATGGCAATCTCTCTATAGCTATCACCACATTGTAGAAGCTTCATGATTGTAGGACCTACGATCTTAGCAAAGCCGTCACTCTCAGCCTTCACCACTTCACCAGCCCTGGCCCTTGCCTTATCCATATGATCATGGATACCAAGCTTAGTGATAGTACGGCCTGACCTGGTTTGATACTCGCCCTTCTCCCTGAGTTCTTGTTTGATTTTACTGAGACCTGACTTAGTTCTTTCAGCTATCCTACGTCTTTCCATAGCACCGAAGTAAGCTTTCATAGAAAACCTTTCCCAGCTTTCGGATATCTCAGGCTCATTGCAGACAACAAATTTGATCTTGCCCTTCTCCAGCTTCTCTTCAAAGAAATCTAATGTGTCTTGCATCCTACGACTGAATCTCTCCAGGTCAGCTACAATAATAGTAGCCTTGTTAACCTTGGCAGTCTCAATACATTTAGATAGCTCCGGTCTTTTAGAAGGTGAAATTTTACCTGAGACACCCTCTTCCTTAAACCACATAACCTGGTGATCACCACCATTGAGCCACTTCTTGATTTCCATTTCTTGCCTGGCAACATCCTGGCTGTCTGTCGATACCCTTACATAGGCACAATAGACACCAGCATGTTCATGACCGGCTGTATTCTTAACCCTCATTAGTTTGCTCCCTTTCCCATTTATCAAAAAAATTGCCTAGTTCCTGATTGTATTTAGCTTCTTGTTTTAAAGCTTCTAAACTTTGATATTCACCATACATTTCAGGTGTTTCAACAATACCTTTTGCAATCTTCATACGATTTAGATATTCACAAGATACAATGTCCAGGATGTAATCATCACTCAGCTTTTTGTTTACCTCTTCAATGCTACCATCTTCAAGACATCCACCCTCTTCCTTTAGTTCTGCACATTGCAAGACGTTATTTACGAATGTTTCTATTTTAAAAAGGTCTTTTACAATTTCTCTAATTGCCATTAGTTTGCTCCCTTGATCATTGCTTCTAACTCTTCATATTCGATGCCATCATTCTTATGTGGCTGACATTTAGGTTTCCAAGTTTTGATAAATCTTTTGAGTTGCATGATATCTTTTTTGTACATTGCATAATCAGGTTCATCGCTTTCCCAACTTTGTATTTCTTCTTCAGCAATACTCAAATGGTATTCAGCTTCTTGAATTATGTATGTGTCTGCATAAAATTCATCAACTTGTTCCCAGGTCATGTTGTCAATTTCTATAAACTGGTTGCATAGTTCAGATACATTCTTTGCACTTTTAACTATTGGTCTCATTTTTAGCCCCTTTTTTGTTAACACCGATGTAAGACCGATGCCTTACCTATATACATATAGCACAACGATATCTAATATACAAGTCCTAGATGTAAAAAAAGTTAAATAGGTTATGTACACATGGAAGATGAGATAGAAATAGTTCCCTTTTATTGTCGGTTATCAAAAGGTTGTTACGATATGTTAAAGCTTCAGGCAAAGAAAGAACGCTGGTCAATGGCTGGATTAACTGAGCATATATTACGAGAGGGATTAAGGAAAAGAATACCTGGATCAATTAGTAACGATATCATATTCGATGATCAAAAGGAGCAGATAGAAGATTTACATATAGCTGAGAAGTTAGATCAGATGGTTAAAGCCAATGACAAAGTATAGAGCTATCAGGACTACAGTCGATGGGATTACTTTCGATAGTAAAAGAGAAGCCAATAGATATTCCGAGCTAAAGATGATGGAGAAGGCCGGCATCATAAACAGTTTAAAGTTACAGCCTGAATTTAAATGTCAGATAAATGGCAAGAAGATATGCACATATAAAGCAGACTTTGAATATCTAATGGTCGATGATATCGGACCTCAAGGACAAATAGGTTATTACATAGTTGAAGATGTAAAGGGATTTAAGACACCAGTTTATAAATTAAAGAAGAAGCTGGTCGAAGCATTGTTTCCTGGCACATTTATAAAAGAGATATAGATGCCCTTTGATAATGGATTGACTGCCAAACAACAAGCCGAGATGGATGCAAAGTATGAGAATCTAATGGCCCAGGTAAAAGAAATAAATTTGAAATTATATAGAAAGCTCCGAGCTAATGAGCTACCTGGGTTTATTTCAGATACAGTTTATGTGGCTAACCAGGATGATCAACTAGAGATGTTGTTATGAATATGATTGATGTTCCTAAGATTGATAAGGCCCAGGAGATATTAAAGGCAAGAGAAGAGATCACACTGCCCCCTAAAAAGTATAGGATATCTAATGAGCAATCACCCTCACCTTACATCAATATACCTTCAAGAGCTTTAGCCGATATTCGTATCCTGGGTAATCCATCAGCACTCCAGGTGTTATGTGTTTTATGTTCTTATGTCTCAGGTCAATCAGGTACAGCCTTTCCTTCTCAGCTTCTCCTGGCTAAAAGACTAAGCCGGTCTCAGCAAGCAATATCCAGGCAGATAGTTAAGCTTATTGATTGGGGATATATAAAGAAGATTATCAATGAGAATGCCCTACGTCAGAAAGGTAAAAAGACAGCTACATATCGTATCATATATGATCCAGGTATAACCGATACTCAGCTTATCAAGACATCTACTGATCCTATTGTAGAACAGAATAAGGTAGATGCTACACTCAAGAAGATGGAAAAGAAGTATGTGAAGTTATCTCCGGCACAAGAAAAGCTTGCTGAAGATATTACCCAGCGATACTTAAAAGATGAGACTGAGTTCTTTCCTTATGAGACAATACACAAAGCTATGGTCACTTATCTATCAGGTAAACAGACTATTGAAGCCTGGAATAAGATCGGTTGTGGCCTACTTTCACCCATAGAAAAAGGCTATTTAAAAGCCCAAGATATACAACGTAAGGTTGTGAATAAGAAGGAGTTATACAACACTAGAGGTTGTGCCGATACACAACACAATGATGTTGTACAGAACTATAATACTATAACTAATAATATTAATATTAAGGATAAAGTTATTGAATTGTTAAGAAGCTATTCACATGCACTCGATGAAGTCACCAAGACAAGAGGTCAATGGAGATGGACCAAGAGAGAAGAAGCAATAGGAGAAGAGATAATCAGGATTGGAGTAACCCAGGAACAGTTCATGTCTGAAGTTGTTAAGGTATTGAAAAGATGCAACCAGGATAGAACAAGACCTCCATACACACTGGCTTATTTCAGAAGCATATGGTTAACAGAAACAAAACCACCAAAGGATTCTAAGCAATTAATTAAGGGCCTAGTAAATAAAATGAATACAAGATACACTTAATGTACAAAAACTAGATGGTCATCTAAATTATGTACAGCGTAAATAAATTATTAGTCGTACCAGGCAAAAGCGACACTACCCTCCCCCTGGCCCAAACCTATAGCGT